GAATTATTACACGAAGTGAAAACAAATGCTAAAAGATGGTTCCTGGCATTTTGTGTAATGATTATTCTTGAAATTCTCACTATCTTCGGATTTATGTGGTATATTTCTCTTCCAGTAGAAGAAACTGAAACGACATATAGTCAAGAAGCAGATGATAACAGTTATAATCAGATAATCGGAGGTGATTATAATGGCAGCCAAACAGACGGTAAAGCGAACGAGTCGAAAGAGAACAACAAGAAGTAGAGGAAGTTCGAGAAGACGGAGATGATTATAGCAGATTTCGTTGAATGGGAACTTGATAAGTTTCGGAAAGAATGTAACTTTACCGACGAAGAAATGGAGATGTTTAATTATAGATCAAAGAATATCCCATTAGAAGTCATAGCAGAGAAAATGAATATCTCTGTTGGTAAAGCGAATAAATTAAGTTCTAAAGTGAAACGAAAGGTTATCAAAGTTCTATAAGAACTGTATAAGATTTGTATAAGAAGCGTGTATGTTTATCATACGCGCTTTTTTGTATCCTAAAAATATGAAGGACATATCATTTATTTTACAAAAAATAATGGAAACTGAACATTGTAATTCTTTTTATTCATTTCTATTATTCCTTGGTATGATAAAGGAGTAGATTTATGCAATTCGTCTACTATAATGCCAATCCAAAAAATAATAGAGTCGGTGACTGTGTTATAAGAGCTATATCAAAAGCAACTGGAATGAGCTGGGAAGAAACATATACCGAAATTATCTTACAAGGTTTTGAAATGTATGATATGCCAAGCTCTAATGCAGTTTGGGAAACTTATTTATCCAATCACGGATTTAAGAAATATATACTTCCTTATACTTGTCCTGATTGTTATTCAATAAAAAAGTTTTGTGAGGACTATCCAAAAGGGACTTATGTTGTAGGAACTGGAAGTCATGTGGTAGCAGTAATAGATGGACGTTATTATGATACCTGGGATTCCGGAGATGAAATACCAACATATTATTTTAAAAAGGAGGAAGAATAATGGCATACGGAAATATTTATCCGGCAACTTATCAACCTATGTATTACCCACAGGCTGCAATGCCTCAAGTAACACAACCACAACCTACTCCAACACAAACACCGACTCCACAACAGAATCAAAGCAGTATTGTGTGGGTTCAAGGTGAAGCTGGAGCAAAGTCTTATTTATTAGCTCCAAACACGACGATTCCATTATGGGACAGTGAATCACAAACTATTTATCTCAAATCAACTGATGGAAGTGGAATGCCTACTATCAAATATATTGATTATACCATTCGCGAAGCAAATCAGAAAGTTCCGACGAATAAGATCGTTGATAATGAAAAGATCAGTTTCGCTACGAAAGATGATATTGAAAACTTAGCAGAGGAACTTGCAGATTTGAAAAGAAGAGTCGATACTATATCGCACAGACCGACGTCGCCGAGGAGAAGGGAGGCAACGAGTAATGATGAATAATATTATGACAATGCTTCAACAGTTTATGCAATTCAAAAATAACTTCAAAGGCAATGCGCAGCAGCAAGTTCAGCAAATGTTGAATAGTGGACGTATCACTCAGGATCAATATAATGCTGCGGTAAAACAAGCACAACAGTTTCAACAGATGTTTAAAAATAAAATATAAAAACTTGCGCGCGGTTTTTATATAAAAGTAACTCGTAAACTGGCTATCGATTTGATGATAGTCACTAACCTCAAAAAGATAGAGGTAGAAAGGAGTTAGACAATGGCTCTAACAGACGAAGGCGGAATGGTTATGCCGGTAGCTCCTGCTTATGGCGGAGGATTTGGTAATAGCGGTTTCGGAGGAGATGGTTGGTGGATCATCCTGTTATTCATTCTTCTGGCTAATAACGGCTGGGGTGGATACGGTATGGGAGGCTTCGGCGGTGCGATCGCTGACGGTGCTATGCTTTATCCGTGGATGAATCAGGCAGACATCACCACAAGTGGGTTCCAGAATCAGGCTCTTGGAAATCAGTTGACAGGAATCCAGGCAAGCGTGAACGATGTATCAACGCAGTTGTGTAATGGTTTTGCGACGGTAAATGCAACCGTTAATAATGGATTTGCAAATGCCGAAGTAGCGAACAATGCAAGACAGATTGCGAATATGCAGACTGCATTCAATGCACAGACTGCTATGACTCAGGGATTCAACGGTTTGCAGGGTCAGTTAGCTCAGTGCTGCTGCGATAACAGACTTGCCAGTGCTGATCTGAAGTATACCATTGCAACTGAGAACTGTGCTGATAGAGCAGCGATTTCCGATGGAATCCGTGATCTGCTTACCAGTCAGAACGCTAATACGCAGCGTATCCTGGATCAGCTCTGCGCTGATAAGATCGAACAGAAGAACGATACAATCGCTCAGCTTCGTTCGGAACTTATGTATGCACGTGGGCAGGCCAGCCAGGATGTTCAGACCGCACAGATCCTTGCTAACAATGCTGCGCAGACGGCTGCACTCGAACAGTATCTCAATCCTGCGCCGATCCCGGCTTATGTTGTTCAGAATCCTAATTGCTGCACTAACACCTGCGGTTGTGGCATTTAAGGAGGTGTAACTATGGCATGCGAATTTTTGTGGAATGATGTGCAGAACGTAAATTTAAATGGTCCTGTACTCTTCAGAGCATCTATTCCCTGCACCAAAGGATATGTATATCACGAGGATGAGACTGGGAATTTTATTCTGCGAGGCATAGTTAATAATCAGTGCGCAAATTCTGCACACTACCAGGTAACCTTCAATGGTAATATTGCGGTACCGACAGGAGGAACGGCAGGAAGCATTGCTATTGCACTTACTATTAACGGAGAACCCAGACTCACAAGTAAAGCTATCTCAACTCCGGCAGCGGTAGATGAATATGGTAATGTCACAAGCACTGCCATCATCAAGGTCCCGAGAGGCTGTTGCTTTAGCTTAAGTGTAGACGCAGTACCTGCTTCCTCAGATCCTACGGTAACCCCGGCACCTGTTATTGAAGTGCAGAATGCAAATCTGACGATAGCAAGAATAGCATAGGAGGGTAAAAGTATGCGTGTTTTAGACGATATGTGTGAAATTCTTGAGGATGAACTCAAGGATATTACCAAAAAAGGCGACATCTCTCCTACCGAGTTAGACAGTGTCTACAAATCAGTAGACATCATTAAAGACATCAAGACGATCAAAGCTATGGAACAGGAGTATGGACATTCATATGCCGGTGGATCATACGAAGGTTCCTATGGATCTTATGGGTCTTATGATGGATCATCCTATATGATGCCACATAATTCTTATCGTGGTGGAGATGGTATGTCAAATGCAGCGCGTGGAAGAGATGGAGATGGTGACGGGCAATACAGTGAGCGCAGAGGACGTGACGCTATGGGTCGGTATACCAGCCGAGATGCCGGTTATAGCAGAGATCCCGAAACTGAGCAGTTGAAGAAAGAACTCATGGAAATGCGTAAGAAACTGGACCAAATGCACTAAACCATTCAAAAGGGAGGGAGCGATCCCTCCCTTTTATTGTGGAGGAGATATGGATATTCGAGATATAGAAGATTGGATTTATGATTTAGAACATGACACAAGCGCCGATTTTAACGTCGTAGATCTTGCAGCCTTATACATTATAAGGGATCACAACGGAGACGGCTTAAAAACGGTGGTAGACGGTGTATCAGACGAAATAAATGATGTCTTACCGGCGTTTAATAAGTACAAAGACAAAAAACGGCGTCAGCAGCTCCGAGAATTACCAGAAGATGCTTGTTTAGACGATCTAAGCAGACTGTGCTGCGAGATAAAAGAAATGATTATAGCCATATATTCCGGGACAACCTTGGCAAAAGAACGGCGAATGATATTTAATATGATAAAAACACTTCATGACAAATATTCTAAATAATTCTGTTTGACATTCCCTAAAATGTGTTATATAATGTTTACGATTAGAGCTATGTAATCACTTGGAACACTTGAGAAGGAGGAAACAAAATGCTTATAGACATTAGAATTCAAAAAGCCGAGAAGGTGAACGGCGAATACGCAATGTTCCTTACTTGTCCATATAATGTGGACGTGGTAGAGACAATTCGCAGTTTCCCGGATAAATGGTATCACCCAGACTTTCACAATCTTGAGAAGACGTGGGAACTTCCTTTAAAGGATCTTCCAAAGCTTATCGATAAGTTGAACTGGTGTGAGTTTGACATCAAAGCGGACGAATACATCAATTTGGAAAAGACAAAGGTTCAAGTGCCAGAGAATTTTAAATTTAAGACAAAGCCTTTTGAACATCAGTTAGCAGGTTTTTATTATGGATTGGAGAATACGAAGTGGCTTTTGGGCGACGAGCAAGGACTTGGTAAGACAAAACAAGTCATTGATATAGCAGTTGCCAGAAAAGAGATGGGATGTCAGCATTGTCTCATTATTTGCGGAGTGAATGGTTTGAAGTGGAACTGGCTTAATGAAGTGCATACTCACAGTGATGAAGAAGCCTTTATCCTGGGACAGAGATACAGTCGTGGAAAGATGTCCATTGGTAGCAACAGAGATAAATATACTGATCTCTGTAAACTGAATGAGAACAGTGCTTACTTCATTATCACGAATGTAGAATCCCTGCGGAACAAGGACATTCAGGAAAAGATAGCTCAACTGTGTGAAGAAAAAATCATTGGCATGGTGGCTATTGACGAGATCCACAAGTGCAAGGATCCACAGAGCCAACAGGGCAAAGGTATTTTAAAGGCACAGGCAGATGTCAAAATTGCAATGACTGGGACGCCGTTAATGAATAGCCCGTTAGATCTTTACATCATTCTTAAATGGCTGGGATACGAAAAGCATTCGTTTTGGGCATTCAAGAATCAT